AAAGTAACTCGTGACGCCCTTAAAGGACAAACACCTGAGATACGTAAAGCTGCTATGAGTCAGATTGCGGGTGTGTATGGTACATCTGCATTGTTTGCTGGCTTACAAGGTATCCCAATGTTCGGCTTAGCTGCTATGGTCTATAACTTATTTGCCGATGATGACGAAGATGACTTTGAAACTGCTACTCGCAAGTACACAGGTGAGTTTGCCTATAAAGGTATGTTGAACTATCTAACAGGTGCAGAAGTTGCAAGTCGTTTTAGTTTAAGTGATTTGGTCTTTAGAAGTAACCCAGCATCTAGCTCTAGCACTTTTGAGAAGGGCTTACTAGAAACCTTTGGTGGTCCAGCCTACGGTGTGGGTTCACGTGTTATGCGTGGTTTACAGTTCATGAATGAAGGAAATATGCAACGTGGTGTTGAGAACGTATTACCTTCTTCAATTGGTAACATGATGAAAGCCTACCGCTTTGGTACTGAAGGGGCCAAGAATCTACGTGGCGATCCAATCACAGAAGATATTAGTGCGTTAAGTGTTGCAGCTCAAGCGCTTGGCTTTGCACCTGCAGAATATACCCGTCAATTGGAGATTAACTCTAAACTTAAAGGTATTGAGAAAGCAGTTCTTGATAAGAAGACTAAGCTATTACAGCAATGGAATATATCTAATGCTCAAGGCGACCATGAAGATGCTACTAAGTACAAGCAAAAGCTAAAAGATTTAAACGCTAAGCACCCAGCTTTGGGTATTACTGAAGATACTTTTGCAAAATCTAAGACAATGTTCCATGATGCAAGTAAACGCTCTGTCAATGGTGTTGTATTTAGTAAAAAGATGTATAGCGAGATGATGCAAAACGCTTCAGAATACGAGCAATAAAAAAATCCCCAGCTTTTTGGGCCGGGGATTCCAAGGGGGGTTCCTCACGAGAACATGCAACAGGAGAATGGAGCGTTGCCTAGCTAGTATATTACAAAATTCTCCAAAAGCGCATACCTAATTTTTTACTTTCGATTCTATCGAATCCTTTTATCTGCATTTCCTTACTCTTTGCTATAGCTTGCATCTGTTTCTTTAACCTTGATAAGTTAACAGCAGGGATAAAAACAGACATCCCCACTTGAAAACTATCCCAATTCACATCAATTACTATTCCATCAGGGCACACTTGCCCCAAGTGCATCACCTTCAATGGCGGCCTTGTGACCGGCGATTGCTGCAATTTCTTCTTCTCTGTCATCATCCATGAACCCTCCACATTCGACCCACAATACATTTAAGGCGGGTAGACTCATACGAGTACCTTTGCCCATACGTTTTTTATCAATCTTAGCTTTAGTTCTACCACGTTTTAATGAATCAATTAGCCCCTCATAATTGACCTGCTTCTTAACGCACCAATCTTTAAGTGGGCCTAAATACAAGAACAACATCTTTACATCATATTCATACCGTGCTACAAAGTTCATCCTAGGTGTTGCATCAGGAATAACTAGGTGATCCATATCATCTTGCTTCAATGTACGGGAGTCTTGGGTACTCATAATACGTAATACGTTGTTGTAGTTCTCAGCAAGGTAGTTAGTCATAATAGTTTCAGCATTGTCATCCATTGCTCTAACCTGTGTTTTTACATTCTTGATAGCTTCCATGACCCATTTAACTACTGGTTTAATATCGTAATCAATTAAACCCGCACGTTTGGCTACCATTAAACCCATAATGCCATCCGTTACTAATACAGAGTGAAAGCGATCTGCGGGGCCGAATCCACATTTTTGGTCAAGATTAAACTGTGTTGACTTGTATAAGTTCTTAATCCCCTCAATGTCGTTCATTACATATTGCAGATACGGTAGGTAAGCATGCCCATAGTTATGTTGCAGTGCGCTACTAAGATCGTCAGTTTCGGCTTTATCCAAACCTTCAATCGGCTTAGCCCGCACTTCAAAGATACGCATAGCCTCACCCTTTGGTAAAGCCTTGTAGCTACTCATCTTCTCCATGATTGACGCATTACCTGTACTTACACCCATCTGTTTCCACGGTTCCCCACGATGACGCTCGCCATTAGATGATGCAGTCATACGGTTCTTCTGTGAGCCTGACGTGTATTGGTAAACAAAGTCACTAAGATCCTTAGCTGTGGCGTTCGTAACTTCATCCATTGGTAGGAATAAGTTGTTATATAACTCAGCACGGAGCATCTTAGAGTTGGTCGTATCGGACTCTTTTAACACCAGCTTAGTTGGGTCTCCCCAAATACTAGCCCCTGCAAACAAGGATGTAGTCTTACCAATACCCGACTCCGGACTAAAGATGTGCATGAGAGCCGCATTAACTGGAGTGAAATCGGTAAAGAGTGAACCAAATGCTAATCCAATAACGAATTGGTGCATCTCCATTCCGGGCTTCTTATAGAAATCCATTGCTTCTCTCCAGCCAGCCATAGTGCCTTTAGTCTGAAACGCATGGAATAGATGCCCAGTAGATGTTGAAGGTGGGTTGTGGTCTACCCTGTCTGCACGGACTTCTTTATCTCCGATAACAAATGCTTCGTACTTCTCATCGACCCAGCCGAATTGTCTCCGAGCCATGTCTGCTTTACCGTGATATTGCATTTTATTTACCCAAGCGGTTATGTATGACATGATTTCGTCTGTCTTGACGACTGCCACACCTTTTGTTGATAAGCATTTCCTAAGTTCATCTTTAGATGTAACCGATGCCAAAGGAATAGTAAACTCACGCACACCATCTTGGGGTAGGTGTAGCCTAATGACTACTGCCTCTCCTACTTCAGAATCGTCTAAGCGACGGGTTACATACATATCATTGTGATATACCATGACTTCTACTTCGTCGTCTTGCTTAATGACTCGTTTGTAAATGCCACCTGTTTTGCCACGGAAGTACGGCTCAGGATATTTAGGGATGATGTATGTCTGTGTATGGCCCTGATCTATCTGAAACGGAACATCCTCTACGATGTTGTCATCGTCATTAGCTTCCTGTACTTCCCGGCCCAATATGATAGGTGACTTAATTACACCCTTGTGTACGCAACCTTCACAACCAATAGGATTGTAGTCTTCAAATTTCTGACAGGTATATGGACCACCCTTGATATTACGTACTTTACCTTCTGCAAATGCGGGGCTATATTCGGGGTGATGCTCTGATATCTTCTTGATCGCAATGTCTGCGTCAATACAAAATTTGGCAATAGAAAGGCCTGCTCTCCACATAGGTTCTGGCATTGTGGACTGCTCTCTAATAATATACTCTAGTTGTTTACAACCTTCACCCTTTTGGGTTTTCATTAGAATCGTCTTAAAGCGATTTGTGTAGTTTCCAAGGATTGCTTTGGTCACATCATCCATTTCTCCTCGTGGGATATAGGATGGTCTTACTAGTAACGGTTCGCCAATAACATCTTTTAGTGTGTCTAGTGAGTATGAGCCAGCTGAGCTACCAATTAACACAACAGTTCGTGCCTCATCGAGTTTAAAGTTCAAGGTTCCCGGAACTCGTAGGATTCGTACGGAATCTGCAGTCACAACAGGGTCAGCATGTAGGTCGTATTCGTCGCACATGCTCTTTAACTTCTCAGCTAATGGCATCCACTCTATTCGTGAGATAGGCTCTTCTAAAGCCCAATACGCATGAATACCACCGCCTGAGTTCACTATGCTCGGCTTTGGCATCTTTGTTACTAGACAAAACTTCTTTAAGTCTAGTAACGCTTCTTTTTGTGTTTCATAGGGTTTTCCCTGACCACAATCCAAGTCGACAAATAAAGACCTTAACTGCTTCACATTTGCAGTCTTCCTTGACTTGCCATCCTCGAATGTAGCCAATGCGTAATACGCATCGTACCCGTCATTCTTTAAGTTCTCAGCAACTTTTACCGCATCTTCGATGGTCTTAAAGAACTTCTGAACGGGTTTGTCCGAGTCTTTCTTTAATCCAACTATGCAGTAGTATCCTTCGTCGCCAAGGACTTGCTGTAAAAATTCTAAGTTATTCATAGCCACCCAATGTTAGGTGGGGCGAGTGGGCGTTTAATCCACTCTTTAGCTCGTCGAGACCCCGTACAACTAGTTAAGCATCATCCCATTCACCAACCAAGCTATCCAAGCTAGGTTCATTTGCTACTGCAGGTTTCTTGGGTGCGGCTTTTTTTGGTTCTTCTACTTCAGCTTCTACCTCAACCGCTACTGGCTTAGCCAATGCTGGCTTTGGTTTATCCTTAACGCCATCAGTTTGAGCGACTGTTAGTGTAACCGCTTTGATTGCCTCATCAGAATCTTTCAGTTCTTGTACCTTTAAGAACTCCTCTTCTGTTACAGGGCGCACAGGCTTAAACACTAACTTAGGTGTAGGACTTGCTGTGTCAAACCGCATCTCGGTAACAACCCCAGTGATAGGAGTACCGTGATTTTTCAGATGACGAGCATATGCTTGTAAGGGTAGTTTACCTTTCTCACCATCACCAAATACCGAAGTAGGTGGCAATACGAGTTGATACACTTCACCTTTGTCGACTTCGCCATCAATAACTACTGCTAAACGCTGTTGATAACGGCAAGCACGGCTATCACCTTGACCAGACCCCTTGATGTTTTGTGGACAAGTTAGGCAGGTGGCTGACTGCTTATCTTTAGCCTTTTCATCGGGGCGTTGGCTGTCGGATGACCAGCAAGTTGGGGATACTGCCTCACCTTCGGTATAACTTCCAGCATAGTAAATACGGGAAACCTTTGATGCGGCTTTAATAATCACTACGTTCATGGAACGTTCCTCTGATACACGGAACTCTTTTCCACCAATGAACTCACGGAATACACCGCCTTTGATTGAGATACGACGTGAACCTAAACCACCTTCGCCTGTACCAGCTAGGGAATTAGTTGCATCATCAGTACCTTGTAAATAGGCAGGTAAACCACCTTTAAATAGAGTCATTTCACTCATTGTCATTCTCCTTAAATATCTTCGTCAGGGTTAAAATTTAATACCATCTGTGAGTCGTTTGGGTCGGCTTGCACCGTCAAACTTCCGTCAGCTTCTTCTTTTACTAATTGTCCGCCACTTAGTTTTCGCAAGGCTTCTTCCACTTCACTAATCTTGAAACGATATACACCGCCAAGTTTTAGTGCAGGGATTAAGTCTTGTCGAATCCAAGAACGGACTGTCGATACAGACACGGCAAAATGCTTAGCCACATCTTCTATCGGGACAAACGCCTTATCTACCATTACTTACTCCTTTTTATTGTTACCGAATATTCAGCATTAGCATTTAGCCCGGGCGGTAATAAATCCGGATGCTCCTCCAAAAATGCCTTCATGTTAGCTTGGTTAATGGACTTCACTAACAACTCAGGCACACCATGTTCAAGAATGAACTTGTTCATGGATTCCCAATCTGATGTCGCATACTTAGTCTTAACGGTTCGGTATACAAGACCAGCTTCAGTTCTTAAACTCTCTGCTCCAATCTCCTTCATATGGTCGAGAATAGCCGTCTTAATAACGTGCATATCTCGCTCAACTTTGGCGACCTTTTCTTCAAGTTCATGGCTAAGTTCAGCCTTCTTTTCTCTCATCTTGATGTAGATTCGAGTCCACTTTTCCAGTGGTGATTCTATTTTTTGTTCCATTCCATTCTCCTTAAAACTACTACATCGTACTATCAAACTCTATCTTAGTCAAGTAAATTCTTGTAAAGTTCAACTAACTTTACATGGTCTTCAATACGATTGTCAAGCATCTTATATAGGTGTTTCTCCGCATTGCTACCCTGTAATTTCACAATCGTTACTGGATGACGCTGACCAGCACGGTGAACTCGGGCATTTGCTTGTGCGTATGTTTCTAAACTCGGGGTCGGCCCCCACCATACAACGGTATCAGCCGCAGTAAGTGTTACTCCATGTGCCGCCGCTTGTGGCTGAATAATCAATATGCGAGGGTTAGGTGTTTCTTGAAATCGTTTGAATATATCTGTGCGTTTATTTACAGGTACATCACCGTTGATAATGTCTGTTGTAAACCCCTCGGCATTTAGTCGTTCCGACAATATTTTAATTGTGTTCTTAAATGGTACAAATATCAGTACCTTTTGTTTAGTCTCGTCGATGACTTCACGCAAGACTTTATATCGGTTCTTAATGTCGAACTCTAGGGTTTCCCCTGAGTCTGAATACACAGCACCACAAGATATTTGTAGGAGTTTGCTTAAGCCAACTGCAGCATTTACTGATGTAATCTGCTCCCCTGCAGTCTGAACTACTAGCTGCTTTCTTAGTAGGTCGTAGTATTTCTTCTGTTGGGGGGTAAGTTCTACATCTCGTACTACATAGGTCATTTCCGGCAAATCAAGGCACTCTTCTTTTGTGAATCGTATTGCTGGTTGTAGTGCCTCAAATACTATTTTGTCTGCATTTGGTCGGTTAACCCATCTAAACTGAGATACTTTACACATCACCATATCTTTAAATGAACCAAAAAATTTAGGTACACCTAATGGGTTGACTAGTTTCGCTAACCCATAAGCATCTGTTGGGGACTGTGCGGCTGGAGTACCGGTCATCATCCATAGCCATGTATCAGGAGTCAATAACTTATGAAGTGTCTTCCAACGAGTCGTCTGGGCATTTTTGTATGCGTTAGCTTCGTCAATAACTATTAAGTCAAAGCCGCCCTGTGCAATTACGTCTTGTACTATCTCAACACCATCATAGTTGATGATGACAAACTCGGCATCGCTGTTGATAATTCTTGTACGCTTCTCTCTACTACCATAGGCAATATCCACATGGCGGTGCATGGCAAACTTAAATAGGTCTGCTCTCCAAGCTGAATCCATAATAGATAATGGGCATATTACCAATACACGTTTGATTCGACCAAGTTTCATTAGATAGTCTGCTGCCCAAATGACCGACCCAGTTTTACCAGTTCCCTGTTCATTAAGGCAGAAAGCCCGTGGATGCAAGGTTAAGAAAGAAGAAGTTGTCTTTTGATGTTCAAATGGTTTGTGAAGTCCGGGCCAGTTGTAGTGTCCCATGATAGGTGATGGGATGTTTTTTATATGAAGGTTCTTAAGAATCCGTGCTTCATCTAACCCCCAATTAACTAGCACTTGATTAGCACCTACTTGTTTACTCTTTGGAATAACTGTCGTAACCTTGTTTGGGTTACGCAATGTAAGGGATATAATTTTGTTGTTTAAAATTTCCATTATATTTTTTTAAAATGTTTTAATGGAATGTACATACATTCTTCTACATCTTGTGCATCACCTCGGTCATATCTCCCACCCATTGCTACTGGATGTTCTTTACCCCCTTTGATTGCATAGATGCCATCGGTAAACTTAACTACTAATAGGAATGGCACACCGTCGTCTTTGGCTAGTACATTAGCATTACGCCACTTGTTAGCACTAATCATGTATGTTGGATATTTATCGTGTGCATTGTTACGGCACTTGATCTCGACAACTGCGGCAACTCGGTCATCAGGATAGTATAGGTAGCCGTCTACACCCGAAAGCACTGCGGTCTTTTTGTAATCACACTTATATGTTTCAATAAGGTATTGCCGTACTTCATCTTCTCTCTGCCGATCTTTGGCAGTCTCGTATATTGGTCGCATCCATTCTCCAACGAAGCGTTATCAGGTGAAAGTGGTCTCCCACTTCACCGTTTGTAAATTTTATTCTAATACAACTATTGCAAAAAGGTAAGTCTTATTTAGACTTTTTTCTTTCTTTTTTACTAACTTCTGATACTAAGTTACTCTTTGAATCACGCTTAAAGCTACGGTTCTTAGCCACACTCTGTACGCTAAATCCGTCTTTGTTACTACCCCCCTTGTCAAGGGCTTTCTTATGGGCTAAATCCTTACCTTCTCTAGAATCGGCAGTACCATCTTTGTTCTTATCCGCATGGGTTTTATCATAGGCACGGCGCAATCTTTGACGCTCCATGCGACGCTCTAGTTCACCCCTAGCTTTTTGTTGTTGGTACTCAAGTTTATAAGGTCTTGGTTTGTTTACATACGGCATATCAGTTCCTTCCATTGTGCGGACATTCCAGCACAGGGCAATATTTCTTGCAAAGTCCGCTTGGTCGAGGATTCCATATGCCATTCTCGTAAGAAGACTTCATCCTATTATATTCTGCGAACCACTTAGCCCACATTTTATCCTGATCTTCCACCTTGTACGAGTCCTTTATGAAGTTCTTGCTAATAACAAAGAACAACGCACCCTGTACCTCGGTTAACTCGGGGAAGAACTTAAACATAGCAAGTGCCATAAGCTCTAGCTGGTCAGTATCCGCATACTTAGCTGACTTTCCTGTTTTGTAGTCTAGGCATTTACCCTTAGTACCATCAATAATAGCCAAGTCAGCTACCCCACGCCACCATACATTAGGATCTTTGAAGTCACACGGCTCTAAGTTCTCGGTCAGCCCCATCTCCAACTCGGTATGTTTATCGCCTTTCATAGCGTTTAGTTTATCTAAAGATCCTTTAATAAAAGCAAATTGTGGGGGTATAGGTGTGCCATCCTTGATGTATAACTCAGCCGCTTCATGAAACTGTTTGCCGTACATAATCGCATCGGTTGGTGGCTCTTTAACATCTTTGACTACACGCAAATGGTAATACTTCTTAGGGCATTGGTCATACAACTTAATGCTTGAATACGACCATGAGATAGGCTTAGTCATTTAAAGTCCACTTCAATCTCATAACGAGGTTTAAATACAGGCATACGAGGGTCATTAGTATAACTACCAAACATCGTATTAGGAATAGCCCCTGTTTTAGGGGCTTCGTCTATCATGCGGCGCAATATTTCTTCTAATGATTTTTCATTTAGGTTGTTCATCAAAATCTACCTCCGTTATATATGGTTCATCTATAAAAATTTCACCAGCAAACTTTTCAATTTTTGGCATGTTAGCAAGTTGAGTTGCATACTCTTCTGCTGTTATTCCAAGTCTTTCAGCTAGTTTTATTTGTATTGCACTTATTCTTATTTTCATCAAAATCCACCTCCACTGTGTAGTCTTCATCGGAAAAAATCTCGTCACTAAACTTGGAATACTCAAGGTCAAACAACGCATTGAGTCCGGGCATAAGTTCTTTTAGTAAGTCTGCTCTAGATATTATCGCCACTTAGTTCTCCTGAGATATGTGTCAGTAACCTTACATCTACAAATGCGTTCATCATATATTCGTGGGCTTCATGAAAATGTCGGTTGTTCATGCTGTTCTCAAACTCCCGTAAGTTTTTTCTTGCCCTGAGTAAAAAATCTGCATAGTCCATTGTCTATCCTTTAAGTTCTTTTATATCGTTAATTATTGGTAATAATTGAAAGAATAACCCATCTCGTTGTGCATTAACCGCAATCCATTTTTCTCGTTTACGACACGCACGTTGATAAATCTTACCAGCCATAGCACCTGTATATCCCATGAGACACCCCATCTCTCGATAGGTCATACCAGCTTCTCGTAAAGCAATAGCTTTAAGTTCTCTTGGAGTAAAGCCGTCATATATTTCGTGCATTAACAATCTCCGTAACTTTGTCCGTAACCTGACTCACAACTAACGGGCAATCCATCAGCCCAATCAGGAATCCATTTCATACATTCTTCAATGTATGTTTGTGCTTCAAGCACTTCATCTTCTTTAACTACACAGGCAATCGCATCATGCACAGTCAATACAACATCGTAACGCTTGGCTATACGAATCATCTGCTCACCAATAATACAACGAGCAATCGCTTGGCAAGCGTTCTCAATAACTTTACCGCCATAAATCTTATTCCATCCGTAGCGAGTCTTGTATTGATACTGCATACCTTTCTCATCACGCACCGCTACTAGCTGGTCATACCGCATTAGCAATCCACTAGGTAATCTAATACCTCTTTCTTTTGGGTCCAAACTTAACACACCCTTTTTACCCAAAGATGTTGTCATGCCTTTGCTTAACGCTTCGAGAGATAACTGTGCTTCTCTCCATAGAGCTACGATACTCGGATAAGTTTCCCGATAGACTTGAATGATATGCCGTGCTTCGTCTTCACTAATTTCAGCCCCGAATGTTTTAAGCTGTGTCCTAAATTTCGGTGCGCCCATGCCGTAGCCAGCCCCAAGGATAGTCGTCTTACCCACAAATCGTTCTTCCTTTGAAACTTCTGCTTCGCTCTTAGAGTAGATAGCTGATGCCATGATCTTGTATACATCCTTACCATTCTTAAACGCCTCCACTAAATCGTTCTGTCCTGATAGCCATGCTAATACTCGTGCTTCAATTTGAGCAGAATCGGTATCAATAATCTTGTACCCCTCGGGGGCTATGATTGCTTTCTTTAACTTCCCACCATTTGTGCCACGACTCGGTAGGTTCTGTAAGTTTAGGGAGTCGCTACCACCCCATCTTCCTGTGTGAGCCGCATAGTATTTAAGGGGCACTGGCATCATTCCACGCTTGGCAATCCCTATGAATCGTTCAGTA